ATATAGGGACCTGTAGTGCTACCTAGTCGGCAGCCAGGTCGCTGTCCTCCTGTATGGAGAGGATTGCTTCCGTGCCGGGGACGTATTTCATTTCACATCCCTCATAAAGATCTATCAAGTCACCGAACCTTTCAACGATCCAGGCATCCGGGCGGTTCATTGGGTCTAGTGCGATCCCTACAAGAATGGGCTGGGACCAATCACTGACGACCAGGTCGGGAACTTTGGCTCTGACGTTCTCAGCCACGATTATGTCGTTGATATAGCAACAGAGAAGGCGCTGCTGAATGGTTGCTCCAAGGGCTATGGCATCTGAGAAGCCTGCTGCTGTACGGGCAAGTGTGCGCTGTGCATTCTTGGTCTCCCAATCCTGGAGGGCCCTTTCGAAGCTGCGCTCGTCAAGGAACATGCTGCTGACTGGCTTCCTGCCCGGGTCTGGAATATGGAGAGCTGGTACGTCCCAACTGCGGTCAACCTCTACGTTCGGGGGAGGTGCAGGGCTGTGGATGGTGATAACCTCAGGGTCGACGTCCGGTACTGATGACGAGTACGTGTCAGCAGCACTAACATATACGGCAGGCTCTTCATGTGCATCTTTGACTTCTGGGGCTGGGAGCTGCTTGATCGTGGGGTCATTCACACGTGCAGTGTACAGCTCAACTACGTATGCAATTGCTTCTTCTGCTGTGTTGCCGATGTGGACATCAGGGGGGATGGATCTGAGGACGTCTGCAAGTGATTCATGTGACTTCCTTCCCCTACCGACAGCCTTCTGGCCAGGGGTATTGATGTGACTAGGGCCGTAGGCATAGACGATTTTTGATTCTGCTTCGACATCAATGGACACCCATGCCATGGCTTCTTCGAAGCCGACAAATCCCCAGTGGAGAGAAAACTTATGTGTGACTTTATTGGCATTGAGGAACTGCTCAACCTGCTGCATGTATAGGTAGATGCTTCTGTTGTTTGCATAATTTGTTGGGAGTTCAGGAATGTGGTGCTCCAGTTCGGCTGATCTGCGATTGCGGTTCAGAATACGCTTGATCGATGTGGCAATCTTTGTGGCAAACTTTTCACGGACATCAAATTCGGAATAACTTGCTCTGTCGTCGATGTGGATGCAGGCCATTGTGTTGACACGGACTCTCAGCCTGGCTTTCCTCTCTGCAGCGGTGCAATAAGTGTTGATTGCATATATGTCTCCATGGTGAACCATCTCCTTTCTAGTGATTGCACGGATTCTGTCTTTGAGCGAGACGATGTTTCTATGGATCATGCTCTTCAGGGTTTCTGCGCGTTTCTTGTAGTTGAACTTCTCATAGTCGGATGTAACAACGATCATGCGAGGGACTGCGTGGAAATTCATCTTGCTCACACCGGCACTACGTTGGAATTCTGAAACAACTGCTCTACAAAGCTTGTGTGCATTCATACCTGCAAAGCTCTTCAACATCTGGAGAGAGACTTTGTTATCAGCGCGAAAACCAGGGCAACCTAGTCTTGAAAATCCTGCAGAGATGATGTTGTGCTTGTATGAGGAACCTAGAGCAAGGGCGAAGCCGGCTAAGGCACGTTCCCATACGCGATCCGCCGTGATTGCCGCAAGTGCTGCAGCTTGCCCTTCCGGGACGTCGAAGGCTAAGGCTAAGACACTATCTTCATCAACTGGGACAAGAGCCTGCACAAGTGTGCTTCTGATGATGGATGCACACACCTTTGAGTCTTCCGAGGCTTGAATGCCAGAGGTGTACATCTCTAGTTTGGGGCGACTTAGGCCGGCATAGAATTGATCACGG